ATGCGATAAATAAAAGTATATGGGTTAGTATACTGTTAAGGACACAGGCTTCTCTGTAAAAGAAGTTGCATTGCATGGCTAGGATCGTTACCTAGATAACCCAATTTTAATACTTTCAAAAATTTTTTGATATATTTCTTCTGTTTGTTTTTTGGATAATGAACTTTTTCCTAAAGGTATCGTGATTAGTTGTATGTTTAAATTATGACAATTAATTATTTTTTGTTTATCTTTGTTTTGTATTTTTGTTAATTTTTCTTCCCCGTAAATGGGTTCATAATGAACAATTCCATTTATTTCAATCGCTATTTTTAATTCTGGGATATATACATCTAATTCAGATCCTATTGTTTCTTTATCATTAAAAATAAATTTTATATTCGGAAAATCACTTTTCAATTTATCTTCTATATAAAATTCTATTTTTGATCTAGATTTTCCTCCACTCATATGAGCATATTTGGATAAATTTAAATTGATGGATTTACAACTATTAGAGCAATATTTAGAATCTTTTTCCGAGCTTTTGAAAATAATATCACATCCAATACAAACATGATCATATTTTTTTTTATTATTCTTAATACATTCTTTACTACAGTAATATTTTTTCCTTCCTACATTTTTAAATGCATTTGAACAAAATTTGCATATTGATACTTTATTTTTCAATTCTTCTGTTTTAACTTTTATTGCATCATTTCTTTTTATTTTACATAATTCACATCTAAATTTTTTTTGAGTCAAATATTTCCAAACTTTAAATTCTATGTTGCAATCGACGCAGTTGACTATTTTATTCCCATTTCTTTTGTTATTATTGAAAATAGCGGAACATGAATGACTACAAAATTTTGAATTCTCGTTTATTTTCCCCACAAATTCTTTATTACAATGAAAACAATTGTATGTTCTATTGTTAATTTCATAACGAGATTTAAAACATTCTTTTGAACAATATGTTTTAGCTTGGAAATTTAAAATTTTATTTTTTCTATCGTATGTGTTGTAATACCAAGATTTTTTGCTTTTTTTATATAGTTTAAAACATTTATCACATTTTAAATTTATTAAATCTTGCGTTTTCAATTCATCATAAGTTTCATAATCTATTAATATCATAATAATATTTATCTTTACTTTTTGTAAAATTTTGTTAAATTATTATAATTAGATCCGAGTCCAGCACTGCCCACCATATTTATTTTTCAAAAATTTAATAGTTGAAAAATAAACATAATTGCTTTATAATATGTAAAATATTATGTTTAAATTATTGAAACTTTTTTTGTATAGTTTATATAATTGGTTTGATATCTTATGTTGGTCAATATTGTCTATAGCAGTATTATATTCTACTTTTTACGGAACACTTAAAATAATAGAAATTTACTTAAAATAATGAAAATAGAATTGCCAAAATCATTTCACGAACTTGGTTTAGTTAAATTTAAAACCAAAGATCCAATTTATATTAATTTATATTTTATAGATAGAAAAAATAAAATAGCCTACTTTGAATGGGATTTCGGCATGGATTGTAAGGTATTTTTGGATTCTTGGATGTTGGAAAGTAGAGCCCCTAAAGGAATTAAAAATAAAATTTTAATGCAAATTCAATATGATCTTGGTCATGCTTTCTTTCATTATGATGGTGATCCAAATTATACATACTACCATTGGGCATTAAGGGCATGGTTGAAAGATAGAGTTGAACTAGATGAAAATTTTGGACAAGATTCCTATTACAAATAATCATTGACATTTTGTATTTTTAATATTATTATAGAAAAAAATGAAGACGAAAATTAAAAAAGAAAAGCCAATATCATTTAATCAAATTTTCAAAGTCAAAAAAGCTTATGAAAAAGCTAGTGAGCTAAAAGATAAGACATATAAAGAATATATGAATATTCTCACTAAGTCTGAACATCTTAATAAGAAAGTCGCAACTGTTGGTAATAGATCTTGGTATGTTACCATTGATATCGATTCAAGTAACTATTGTAAAAGAGATCCTAAAATTTACTTTAGCCCAATCGAAAAATGAAAAAAAAAACTAAACCATTTAAAAAAGTATCTATAGAGTTTGATGAAAGACATCTTGGTACTCTCGCAACAGCATTAGAAGTATATTCTCGTCTTCGTTCTGGTCAAATCAAAATGGCAATGGATACAGCATTTTGGGATAAAGAATTAGCATATCAAGATGGAGAGGTTCTGGAAAGCATGGTAAGAACTATTGTTTTCCATAAAGAAGAAGAACTAATAGAAAATCGCAATTCATATTATGGTATTGGTTGTGAAAAAATGAAAGATGGCACTGTAGCATGGGAAATTAAAAAGACTATAGAACAATATCTACACTATCAACGAAATGATGGGTATAGGAAAATTTGCGATGTTTCGGGAAACGGAGCATTTCAAAGTTCTGAAGTTCCTATGCCACAAATCATAGAACCTTCTCGCATGTTGTCAGAATTCGCTTATTGGAAACCACAAAAAGAATTTAGAATTCCACAAGGATATCAAGATCGGGTAGATAAAGCAATGAAAGATAAAGACTTTACTTTAGTTTGGGAGCTAGTAGATAAGGCATTTAGGAATGGGTTGCCGAAAGGTTCTAGTTCTAAAGTTCAAGAAATTGCAGGGACTTACTATGTAGTAATTTCAGAACCGTATAAAATGGATTGATTATGGAAAATATTATTGAAGAAATTACAAAATTAACTGATGATTGGAGGTCTTTGGGAGGGAAAGGACATTGTAAAGATAGAGATTTTCATTGGTATATAGAGACAAAATGGAGTTACGGTTACCCACCGGTTTATACCGTTCAACATTATGGCTATATTCTAGATAAAATTGAAAAAGAATTTGATAGTTACGATAAAGCTCTAATTGAGCTTAGAGAAATTTTAAAAGAAAATATAGAAGAAGAGAAAAAATCCCAAAAAGAAAACGAAGAAAATGGATGGTAATATGAAAACACTAGACAAAGACAAACCAATTTTATTCTTAGGAGATCATCACGGCGAATGGTCGTATCTTTTTGATATTATAGATACTAAAAAGATAAGCGATTGTTATTTGATTAGTGTTGGAGATTCTGGAATTGGATTTGAGAACAAAAAAATTCAACAAAGAAACATTAATTGGTTTAATGAAGAGTTTAAAAGTTTAGATATTATCTTTATGGCTATTAGAGGTAATCATGATGATCCTGCTTATTTCCAAGGACTTGACAGAGTGTCTTTGAGTAATTTTGAATTGATAGAAGATTATGCCGTTATGGAATATAATGGTAAAAAAATTCAATTTATTGGTGGTGCTGTTTCTATAGATAGGACTTCTAGAAGGGAAGGACATTCTTATTGGGAAGATGAATTGGTTAAATTTGAAAGAGATAAATGTGAAGAAGTAGATATTCTTGTAACCCATACAGCTCCTTCTTGGTGCTTTCCGCAACAATTTAATGAAATGGTTTACGGTTGGGCTAACGAAGATGCTTATCTACTCGAAGATCTTACAGATGAAAGAGCAGTAATGGATGAGATTTGCAAACTTTGCAAACCAAAACTTCATCTTTATGGTCATTTTCATAGCTCTTGGACTGAAAGAGTAAATGGATGTGTGCATAAACTTTTGGATATTAATGAAATTTGGGAGAATTCATCTTATGATTTTTAAAAAGATAAGTAGTATAGTGAAAGAAACAGTCGTAGTTACAGAATTTTCTTTTTATAATTCCTCGATTTATAGGGAATTTTTAGAAGAAAAAGAAGAAGTAATGAAGCATAAATGGTTAGAGAGTGAAAAGAAAGGCTATGATATTGGTTATAGCACTGCTCTAATTGATTGGATTTTAAAACATAGGACCAATTGGAGGAATTATCGAAGAAATGAAAAATAGAACAAAAAACATTTTAGCCGCAACAACATTTCTTCTGGCATCAATACTGTATTACTGGTTGATGGTTGTTTTAAAATAGTATTATTAGATGAAAGTTAGTCTTCCTATAGAAGAGGGATATTTTAATATCACTCCAGATGAATTCTGCGGGTTGTATTGTTGGCTGATAACGCCTGAAATAGATGCGAAATGGAATAAAAATAACCTTTTTTATAGATCTTTAATTGTTGATCGAGAAGGAAATGTATTGTCTTCTGGTTGGCCTAAGTTTTTTAACTATGGAGAAAAACTAGATTGTTATCCAAATCCCGAACAATACAATGATTGGAAATATGAAGAGAAAAAGGATGGTTCCCTTTTAATCGCTGATTTTGTAAATGATCAATTTTCTATGAGAACTAGGGGAACAGTAAGTTATGTTACTCAAGAGAATGCAAAAGATTTTGAATTACTACCTCAAAAATATCCAACTATAGTCGAGTTTTTAAAAGAAAACCAACATCTTAGTTTATTGTTTGAGATCGTAACTCCTAATAATGTAATAGTTATTAAATCACCACAAATAGAATTTTATCTATTGGGAGCAATCAATAAAGACAGTATGGAAATTATTTCTTCTTCTGATTTATTAGAAATATGGAGAAAGATCGGGCCAATTCCTGTACCTCAAGTTTATAATTTTTTAGATACTAATGATCTTTCCAAAATTTCTGAAAGTATAAAATATTGGAAGGGTAAGGAAGGTATTGTTGTTTCTTATAACAATGGACAAAATAGAATCAAATTAAAATCGGACTGGTATAAATGGCTGCATCGAATAAAATCTCAACTAAGTTCCGTCAAGAACCTTATTGATTATTATATAGAAAAAGAAATGCCTCCTTATGAAGATTTTTACGAGACAATCGAAACGGAATTTGATTATGAAATCGCTGTTCAACTAAAAGATGAATTAGAAAAAATTTGCGAAGCAGGAGAAAAATCAAAAAAATATATTGACCATATCCTAGAAGTAGTGCATGATATAAGAACAGTCGAAACCAGAAAAGAACAGGCATTGATGATCAAAAGAAATTTTAAAGAAAATTCTTCATTTGTATTTTCTGTTTTAGATGGTAAAATAATAACAAAAGAACAGTGGACGAAACTTATAAATCAAAATTATGAAAGCCAAAGAACTAATTGAAATATTGCAAAAACTAGATCCAGAAACACTCGTATTGGTGAATGGATATGAAGGTGGCTATGCTGTTCCTGTAGGTACAAAACAAATGGAAGTATGTGGTCCATTTAAAAGAGAATGGTACTATGGAGAATACGACGATTGTAGAGAAGCGGAACTATTCAAAACCAAGGCATTGCTAATTAATCGATAAATAATTAATATGAAAATAAAAAACACACTATTAGCACTAATCGGAGTCTGTTTAATGTCCTGCTCCACGACCCCGACAAACTCAGAATCTTGGATGGCAAATCAAAAAAATGCCTGTCTTCCCACAGCAATTGCTTTCCGAGAAGGCTTGCAAAAATATGATGTTTGGTCAGAAGTTCTTAGGTATGAATGGATTGACAAAAAAACTCTAAAACGAAACGGCCATGCCATCGTAGTATATATGTACCCAAAAGGGCAAAATAAACTTTGGACATATGACTTTTGGGGTAGCTATAGAGTACGCGCATTTAAAGACAATCCTCTACAAATTGCAAAAGAAGCAGTTAGAGTTAGATATGAGGATAGAGACGTTTATTTTGCAGAATTTATAAAGTAATGTATTTTAATATAACATTAAGAAACTTTTGCAAACCAAGAAAAGAGTTTAAAAAATATTTTTCATTTTATAAACAACTTTCCAAATACAAAAATGTAGAATTTGAAATATTTTATTCAGGAGATAACATTTTTCAATTTCAATTAGATTTTTGTCCTATTGCCAGAGATCATGGTGGTTTGAATATAAATTTAACTTTTTTAGGGTTTGACGCAGGATTTATAATTTATGATTCTAGACATTGGGATTATAAAAATTGGTGTTGGGAAGAAAAATATTGACATTCTTATAAAATATATTAATATTGGTTATATGGATAAAGAACTCGAATTAGAACTTGTAAAAAAATACCCAAAGATTCTTCGTGATTATAAAGGCGATCCGATGCAAACCTGTATGGCATGGGGAATAGAGGCGGATTCGGGCTGGTATAGTCTTCTAGACAAATGCATGGAAAAACTTCAATATTTTTGTGATCTTTCTTCTAAAGAAGGAGAACCTGTACAAGTTGTTGCTACCCAAATAAAAGAAAAGTACAGCACGCTCCGTTTTTACGTAAGTGTCTATGGTGCAAATAGTATTGAAAATAACATTATAGATGATATTATTAATCAAGCAGAAGCAGAGTCTGCTAGAACATGTGAAGTGTCAGGTAAACATGGAGAACCTTGCAAACAAGGAGGTTGGTATAAAACACTTTGCTATGAAGAAGCAAGAAAGTTGGGTTATAAAGCATGTAATCAAGACACAGAAGAATATTGGATAGAGAAAGATAAAGAAGCTCAAATTAATAAATAAAATAATATGCTATATACAAAAAAAACACCGACTATTAAAGCAGTTATCTTTAAAAACAAAGTCGAAAGTCTTGAAGAATTAAAAACAATTTGTCAAGACTTAGTTTATACTAAAAACAAGGATGCGACGTCCGACGAAACTGTACTAGAAATATTATCTCATGAGGGTTGTGTTCAACCTAAAAATGGGGATGTTGTGTATAAGGATGAATTCGACAGGGTTTTGGTTTGCGATAAACAAAAATTTGATTCAATGTATCAAGCAACTTTTTAATTTGAATACTCAGAAACAATTAGAAGAATTGGAAGAATTTGCGTTTTACGAGAGCGGTTTATCTGCCGATGGGTGTTTAGAAAAATTAGATTCTTATACAATTGAAGCCATTGAAAGATATGGTAGAATTCTTGTACAAAAACAGAAAGAAAATTTTATAGAAGGATTTCAAGGTTGTTGTTATTGTTGCGAACCAGTCGGATTATTAAATCAAAAACTGGAAGAAATTGCGAGAAGACTTTACGGAGTTGTTCTACATCTAAATGCAGTAACCCAAGATAAATCAATTGTTGTAGTAGGAGAGAGTCTGTATAATGAAACAACAGATGCTATTAAAATGTATGAAGACTATAATGCCAATTCTTGAAAAGATTTTATTCTTTTTAGTTATTCTCTCGTTGATATTATCTGCTTTTGTTTTTAGTTATTATATTCAAACACAAAGCAAATTAGACATGCGAGAATTAGAACAAATCGTAGAAAAAGAAATACAAGAAAATGATAGAAAAAGAAACTAAATACAAATTTATAGAAACAACTGGTTGCACTGCATTTAATTTTACAGTAAATGAGAAACAATTTTCAGAGCTTTCTGAACAAGAATACGATGAAATGTTGAACTATCTTTTTGTAAAAATTAAACAAGGCATTAAAGAACAAACAACTCTTCTTGAAGACGTTGTAAAATTGTTTCAACCGGATGATTGGGAGCATGACCCAGAACCCTGTGAACAATGTTTTGACACCGTTTCAACAACAACATGGAATATATAAAAAAATTATGAATAAACAGTATGATAAATTTCTTAAAAAGGCTCTAGATAAAATGTTTCAAGCTGTTGGTTTTGAACAATTTGAGGGAGATTTTGCAGATCAAGAAGATTGGTATATTAAAAAAACTTGGACTAAAGAACAATCAGAAGAATTTAAAAAGTGGTTCCTCAAAGAAGGTAAAAAAGATCTCAAGTTTACTAAACAAATGATGGAAAAAGAACACGCTTGGTTTAACTTAAAATGGGGTTGGAAGGAAGTTTAAGTTTGTAAAACAAAAAGAAGCCTTTACAATAAAATCATGAGCGACTTTACAACACCATATACACCAGAAGGAAAACATCCAGAAGACGCAATCTATGAAGTTAAAGAGTTTTTTAAAAAACTCCAAGACGTTCAAGAAGATTATTTTCAAAGATTATCTAAAGGATTGAACTTAACGAATGATGGAAAAGACTTTCTTTTCGATTACATTTACAATGTAGATAATGAAAATGATGAAATTGACGACTTTTCTCATTATCTAGAAACTTTGAATAAAAAATATCAAGATTTAATTATACAATAATACTTATAGATTGATAAGTATTATTGTATGCTTGCAAAATTTTTTGGAAAAACTGTAATAGTAGGAAAAACTTTAGTTGGAAAATCATCTCCGGTTGTTCCAACATACAATCTATGGGATTTTCCAAATTCCAGTGGAACATCATTAAATAATGTCAATTTATCATTCGATCCTTCAACAACAGTACAAATAAATTGGGGAGATGGTTCAATTGAAACAATAAGCTCTGATACTAATTATAATCATACACTAAATTAATTATTATGAGTTTATCAATTATTACTGCCAATCCAAACAACATTTATGCAATTAATTGCGGAACTTCCACACCAAGATTAAGTGGCTCTGTAAATATTACATCTTTTCCAAATTTAACAAGTTTTATTTGTAAAGATAATGATATTGAAAGTTTTACTGCTTCATACTCAATCCCATCTCTGGCTGTTCTTACATTGTCAGGAAATAAACTTTCTGGTAATTTTGATGCAAACAATATACCAAACATCGTATTTTTAGATATTTCAAATAATTCATTGTCGGCTATTGATTCGACATCAAATCTAAATTCTTTAGTTAATTTAAAAGCTAGATATTCTTTATATAAGAATGATTTTGATGCAACACGATTTCCAAATTTAACGAGTTTAGATTTATTTTGGAATGGACTAACAGCAGTTCCGATTTTTTCTGTAGGAAATAAAATAGAGACTTTAAATTTGTTTTATAATCCAATTGTTGGCGATTGCGATTTGAGTCTTGTTCCTAATATTAAAGATATTGATGTACAATATAACTACAATATAAGACTCACAAACTATGGTTCTTTAACTGGCATTGAGGTTATTAATGCGAGAGATACAATTATAACTGGTTTAGAAACTCTTACTAATAAACCAAATATAAGAGTAATAAATTTTGCTGCTAGTACAAACAATAGATATATTTCATTATCAGGACAATTTCCTCTCGAATTATCTCATTTAACAAAGCTTGAAGAACTACGGATAAACAATTCAAGTCTTAGCGGAACAAACGCAGTAAACCTAAGCGCATGTTCTAATTTAAGACTATTATTCATACAACAAAACGGATTAACTAGTCCACATCCAATTCTTCCATCATATTCGACTGCATTAACTGATATTAATATACAAGGAGGTAGTAGACAAAGACTTACTGGAAATATTCCTAGTTTATCAGCTTTTCCAAATTTAATTCAATATGTTGGTTCACAAAATGCATTTACAGGAGAAATTCCGACATTGGATTTTAATCCAA